GTCGCGCGATTTCCCCCCGGAGGGTCACCCGTACGGCACACAGAGCGAGCACGGATCGTGAGGACGGGATGAGCAAAGTCAAGATCCACCACAAGGGCCTGGGCGATGCCACCATCCACGTGGATGGCAAGGACATCGCCCGGCACGTCCGCGGCTACGCGGTGTACGTGGAGAATCCCAACGACAAGCCGACGGTGGTGCTCTCCCTCGGCGGTGCCCTCGCGCCGGACACCGAGCTGGACGACGCGGTGGTGATGATCCACGAGGAGCAGGCCGCCCTCCTGGAGAGGCTGGGCTGGACGCGCCCCGACGTGGAGGACCCCACCGAGAACAGGCCGGACGATGACAGCGACTGAGTGGCGCCAGGTCCCGCCACCGCCGTGGGCGCGCGAGCACCCCGCCCCGGTGGCCGAGTTCCGGCACCCGCTGGAGGTGCGCCGGGAGCTGAGCGGCCCGCCGGCCGACGGCGACCCGCTCGGCCTCACCGAGCACCAGAGGGAGATGGCCACGTTCTGGCGGGTGCTGCGCGGGATCGGACTGGTGCGCTGATGGGCTTCCGGTTCCGCCCCCGCATCGGCCCGTTCGTGTACGTGCCGGACGACAAGCCCGCCAAGCCCATGAGCCCGGAGGCTCGCCTGCTCGGCTGGGCAGTCCTGGCCGCGGTGCTCGCGGTGGTGGCCACCTGCTTCATCGGCGGCCTGATCGTCGGTCCGCAACCTCCGGTGCTGCCATGACCACCGGCACTGATCCGTTCCCCGAGCTGCACGCCAAGACGATCGCGGCTTGGATTCACGCCTCCGAGTGGCGGGCGCGCCTGGTGCGCGCCCTGATCCCCGGCCTCGCCGTCACCCTGGACGTGACCGTTGCCGAGCTGAACCGCAGAGGGGGGCCGATCTGTGAGCACGGGAAGCACTGACCTCGCCGGAGCCCTCGGCCTCGCCGCGCTCACCGGTCCCCGCCGCGCCCTGGCCGAGGAGGCCGTGCGGATCAAGCGGCGCCTGGACGAGCTGGACGCCTTCCTGACCGGTGATCCCGCGGCCTGGCACGACATCGCTCTACAGCTCGGCGGCGAGGTGGCCGAGGTGACGGTGCGCGCGCCGATGGTGGAGGCACGCCAGCACGCCCTGGCCCTGGCCACCGTGCTGGACAAGCTCGGGGTGCTGACCCGGGAGCAGGTCCCGGCCGCGCCCCCGGTCGACCCGGCGGACGAGCTGAAGGAGGCGCGCGAGCGCCGGCAGCGCGAGGCCGCGGCCCGCGCGGCGGGCACGGCCGACTGATGGACCGGGCGGGGTGGGTGGTGCTGGTGGTGGTGGTGCTGTTCTTCCTGGCCAGCATGACCATGGCCATCGTGTCGTGGGCCAGGGTGGGGTGACCCGTGTTCGACCCGCGCAATCTTCCCGCTTCCATCGTCCTGCCCGCGGACGTGGACCGTTCGCTGATCGTCCCGCGGGTGTGCCGCTTCCCGGAGTACGCCTATTCCTCCGGCCTGGAGGCGGTGGAGGTGGCTGCCCAGGCCGGGCTGATCCTGGACCCGTGGCAGTCCTTGGCCCTCCAGCTCGGCCTCGGGGAGACCGCGCTCGGCCGCTGGGCGGCCTTCCAGGTGAACCTGATGGTGTCCAGGCAGAACGGGAAGGGCTCGGTGCTGGAGGCGCTGGGGCTGTTCTGGCTGTTCGTCACCGGGGAGCGCCTGATCGGCCACTCCGCCCACGAGTACAAGACGGCCATGGAGGCGTTCCGCCGGATCGTCGCTCTGATCGACGCCACCGATTGGATGCGCGCCAAGGTAAAGAAGATCATCAACACCAACGGGGAGGAGGGCATCGAGCTGGTCAACGGCCAGCGGATGCGCTTCCTGGCCAGGAGCAAGGGCTCCGGTCGCGGGTTCTCCTTCGACAAGATCATCTGGGATGAGGCGTACGCGCTCACCCCCGGCCAGGTGGACGCCCAGCTCCCCACCCTCTCCGCCCGCCCCAACCCGCAGGTGTGGCTCACCAGCTCCCCGCCGCTGGACAGCGTGAGCGGGGAACCAATGTTCGGCGCCCTGCGCCTCGCCCTGGCCGACGGCCCGGCCACCCAGGTGTTCATGGACTACGGGTGGGACAGCACCCTGGACAAGATCAAGGGCTGCGCCAACCCGCGATGCACCCACCTCTACGGGCGCGAGACCGGGTGCGTCCTGGACGACCGGAAGGCGTGGGCGCGCACCAACCCCGCCCACCCGCACCGCATCACGCTGGAGGCCATCGAGCGCGAGCGCCGCACCATGGCGCCGCTCGGCTTCGCTCGCGAGCGCATGGGGATCTGGCCGCCGGATCTCCAGAGCGGGTTCGGCGTGATCTCCAAGGTGCAGTGGCACCGGATGCGCACCGAGGCGCCGGCCGACGCCGGCCGCACCGCCCTGGCCATCGACGTGAGCCCGCGCATCGGCGGGCAGGTGAACGCCTCCATCGGCGCAGCCGTGCTCACCCCCGAGGGGATGCGCCAGCTCGAGCTGGTGGTGTCCGGCTCCGGCACGTCGTGGATCGTCGCGCACGTCGTGAAGGTGGTGGCGGCCAACCCCGATATCGTGGCGGTGGCCGTTGACCCCGGCGGCCCCGCGGGCTCACTGCTCCCGGACCTCCAGAACGCCATCGGCGCCGACGGCAAACCCGCCAAGCTCCCCCTGGTCACCATGGGGACGCGGGACGTAGCCCAGGCGTTCGGCATGATCTATGATGCGGCCACGGCCGAGGATGTGGAGGACCGCAACGTGACGCACCTCGGCCAGCAGGAGATGGCCCTGGCGGTGGCCGGGGCCGGGAAGCGGCCCGTGGGCGACGGCCACGCATGGGACCGACGCAACCCCGCCACTGACATCACCCCCCTGGTGGCGTGCACCCACGCCCTGTGGGCCCTGGCCAGCTACCAGGAGCCCGCCACGGTGGAGCCGTGGGCGGTGTACGCATGAGCTTCATCAAGGAGCTGGTCCGCTGGACCCCGCCGACCGCCGAGGTGCAGCGGTGGTCCCCCTCCTTCCAGGCGTGGGTGGACTCCTTCCTGAAGTTCCAGGGCCAGGTCTATCGCCCCATCTCGTACAGCTACACCGGCGAGAAGCAGGAGCCGGTTGCCGACACGTTCGCCGGGTACGTGCAGGGCGCCTACAAGACCAACGGGATCGTGTTCGCGGTGAGCATGGCCCGCGCCCGCCCGTTCTCGGAGATCCGGTTCAAGTGGCGCCGCAACCGGCAGAGCGGTGGCGGATCCGACCTGTTCGGCAATCAGGACCTCGCCGCGCTGGAGCGCCCCTGGCCGGGCGGGACCACCCAGCAACTGCTCATGCGCGCCGAGCAGGACGTGACCGCTGGGGGCACCGCCTTCTGGGTGCAGGAGGACTACCCGCGGTTCGGGCCAGGGCTGCGCCGCCTGCGCCCCGACTGGTGCGAGTTCATCCTGTCGGCCCCGCCGGCCACCGCGGTGGCCGCGGACATCATCGGCCTGAAGTACACCGTGGGCGGGCCGATGTCCGGCGGACAGGTGTCGCTCTACACCCTGGACCAGTTCGCGTTCTGGGCGCCGATCCCCGACCCGGAGGCGCAGTACCGCGGCATGAGCTGGCTCACCCCGGTGATCGAGGAGATGCAGGCGGACAAGGCCGCCACCGCCCACAAGCTGAAGTTCTTCGAGAACGCGGCCACCCCGAACCTCGCCATCTCCCTGGCCGAGACCGTGACCCCGGAGCAGTTCCGCAAGTTCCGGGAGGCCATGGACGACTCCTCCACGGGGATCGAGAACGCCTACAAGAACCTGTACCTCGGCGGCGGGGCGGACGTGAAGGTGGTGGGGGCCGACCTCACCCAGCTCGACTTCAAGGGGACGCAGGGCCACGGCGAGACGCGGGTGGCCGCCGCGGGCGGGGTGCCGCCGATCATCGTCGGCCTGTCCGAGGGGCTGGCCGCCGCCACCTACAGCAACTATGGGCAGGCCAAGCGCGCGTACGGGGACCTGTTCCTGCGTTCGCAGTGGCGTTCCCTGTGCGGCGCCCTCGGCCCGCTGGTGAACGAGCCGGACGACGCGCACCTGTGGTACGACGCGGCGGACGTGGCCTTCCTACGCGAGGACACCAAGGACCTCGCCGAGGTGCAGTCCACGCAGGCGGGCACGATCTCCGTGCTCATCACCGCCGGGTTCACTCCGGATACCGCGGTGCAGGCGGTGCTGGCCGAGGACTTCACCCTGCTGGAGCACAGTGGCCTCATCTCGGTGCAGCTCCAGCCCATCCCCGACCCGGATGCCGAGGTGGACCCCGCCACCGGGGAGCCGATCCCGCCGGCCGAGGACGATCCCCTGGCCGAGGATCCCGCCCTGGCCGCCGCCGATGAACAGGAGCAGCCCGGATGACGGAGATCACCCGCCAGTGGGATGACGCGCTGCACCCTCGAGGCACCGGTGCGCAGGGCGGCCAGTTCGTGGCCAAGGGCTCTGGCGCGTCCAGCTCGAGCGGTGGCCGCGGCCGGGCCCCGGCGCGCAAGCGGAAGGCCGCGGCCCCCACCGGCCCGATGCGGTTCGACGGCAAGCGCGGATCGGGGTACGGAATGAAGGGCGGCGACCCCCGGGTGGCCAAGCTCCAGGCCGCCCTCAACCGGCTCGGCGTCACGGACCTGCGCGGCAACAAGCTGGGGACGGATGGGAAGTTCGGCCCGCTGACCTCGTCGGCGGTCAAGAAGGCGCAGCGCCTGCTGGGGCTGAAGCCGGACGGGATCGTCACCCCCACCCTTCTGCGCCGCTTGATGTCCCGCAAGAGCATCGGCCCGCAGGCCCGGAAGGCGCCCCCGCCGCCGCCGGACAGCACCAGCACCGGGCAGCGCCGCAAGGCCGCCCCCGTTCGCGTGAGCGTGTCGTGAGGAGTCACCGATGATCGAGACCTACGAGCGTTCCTACGCGGTCACCGAGTTCGAGATCGAGCGCGGCGGGGACGGACGCACCGTCACCGCCTACGCCGCGGTGTTCGACGCGCCGGCCGAGATCCGGGACGTGCACGGGCACTACATGGAGGAGATCGACCGGGCCGCATTCAACCGCACCCTGGACCACATCCGCCGGTCCGGCGGGTTCGACCGGGTGGGGGTGTTCTACAACCACGGGATGGACCTCACCGGGCGGCCCAACATGCTGGGCGCGGTGCCGCTGGGCGACGCCAAGCACATCGAGGTGGACTCGCGCGGCCTGCTCACGGTCACCCGGTACAACCACACCCCCCTGGCGGAGAGCACCCTCTGCGCCATCCGGGACAAGAGCCTGCGCGGGCAGTCGTTCCGGGGGCGGATCTTCCGCTCCAGCGAGCGCCCCGGCCAGCCCCTGAAGACCGTGGTCCGCCACGAGCTGGGGCTGAAGGAGTACGGGCCCACCCCCTTCCCCGCGTACGCGGAAGCGGGGATCATGGCTGTACGTTCCACCGAGGTGGCGGCAGCCCTGGCCGCCCTCACCGACGAGGAGCGCGCGGAGCTGATCCGCACCCTGTCCGAGAGCACGCAAGCCGCCTCGCTCGCGGACCCCGCCACCTCCACCTCGGAGCCCGGCATCTCGGCCACCCGCACCCCGCGGTCCGGTCGCACCGTGTTGACCCGTAACCGCCTGCTGGCGGAACACCTCGGGTTGATCGAGATGCCGAAGGAGGCATAGCAATGCCGAAGATCCGCAAGGTCTCGGAGATCGAGACCGAGCTGGAGGCGCTGCGCTCCGAGTTCCTGGAGCTGGACGCCCTGGACGAGCCGGACGACGCGCAGGTGGCCCGCTCGACCGAGATCGTCCGCAACCTGTTCCCGGCGCTCCAGACGGAGCTGGCCACCGCCACCGAGCACGAGGACGCCGCGGAGGCCGTCCGGTCGTTCGCCGCGGCCGGGTACACCGAGGGCACCGACGTGGAGGTGCAGCGGGCCCGGCCCGCCGGCCGCTCGACGGAGTACATGCGCCAGGTGGAGCCGTTCGAGATCCTGCGCTCCGGCCGTCAGAACATGGACGACCGGGAGTACGCGGAGGCGCTGCGCTCGTCCAACCTGAAGGCCATCGAGGAGCACCACCTCCCGGCCGAGGGCGCGGACAGTTTCGACCGGGTGATCACCCGCCACCGCCGCGACACCGAGTGGCAGAAGCAGATCCTGGCCCGGTCCCGCCCGGAGTACATGGACGGCTTCCAGAAGTACATCGTGGGCCAGCAGTTCTTGATGACCGACGTGGAGCGGGCGGCCATGGCCGTCGGCACCAACACGGCTGGTGGCTTCCTGGTGCCGACGCACCTGGACCCGACCCTGATCCTGACGAACACCGGGGCCAAGGACGTCGTGCGCACCCTCTCGCGGGTGGTCACTCTGTCCGGTGGCGCCAACACCTGGAACGGTGTGAGCACGGCGGGCTCCACGGCTTCGTGGGACGGCGAGCTCACCGAGGTTTCGGACGACACCCCGCCGATCGCCCGGGTGTCGGTGCCGACCTACAAGGCGCAGAGCCTGATCCAGGCGTCCATCGAATCGTTCGAGGACATCCCCGGCCTGGCCGAGGACGTGCGGATGCTGCTGGCGGACAGCCGCACCCGCCTGGAGGCCGCCGCGCACATGACCGGCTCGGGTTCCGGCCAGCCCACCGGTATCTTCACCGCGCTGGACGCCAACACCAACGTGGAGGTGTCCCTGGCCACCGGCTCGACGTTCACCCGGGCGGACCTGGCGGGGATCGCCAACAGCCTCGGTGACCGCTGGACCGACGGTTCCCGGTGGCTGATGCACCCGACCATGCTGGAGCGCATCGCGGCGCTCGGCTCGGCGCTGGGCGCGAACTACTCCACCGACATGACGCAGCGTCCCACGCAGCAGCTCCTGGGCTTCCCGGTGGAAACGTCCTTCCAGGCGCCCAGCACCTTCCAGACGACCACCGTCGACAACCTGATGGTGTTCGGCCTGTTCAGCAACTACCTGATCGTGGACAAGCCGGGGTCGCTCGCCATCGAGTTCATCCCGCACCTGTTCAACACCAGCAACAACCTCCCGGACGGCCGTCGCGGGTGGTACATGCACTGGCGCAACGGCGCGGACAGCATCAACGACCTCGCGTTCCGCCTGCTCCAGGACAAGACCACCGCCTAGCAGCTCCCGGCTCGGGGTAATCCACGGGAGCGGACAACCCCGAGCCGGGCTCGCCGGCCGAGCACACCGAAGGGAAGAAACGGACAATGGTTCACGAGAAGAAGAAGTCGGGCGATCCGGACTACGACGACAAGGTGCCGATGCGCCAGCAGGTCGGCGAGGTGGTGAAGGCCGGGGACGGGGAGACCGTGGTCATCACCGAGACCACCGGCCCCACCAAGCTGGACGGCAGCCACGCCAACCTGGACGGCCCCACCGCCGAGGATCTGGACAACCGGCCCGCGCCGGGTGGCCAGGCCACCGAGGCGTCCGAGGTGCAGGTGGCCACGCCGATCGAGGAGGTGGCCCCCGAGGCCACCAAGCCCGCGCCGGCCAAGAAGGCCGCGGCCAAGCCCGCCAGCTCCAGCGGCGACGTGGCCAACGCCAAGACCGCGGCCAAGGCCGAGGGCAAGTGAAGCAGGGGGCGCGCGGGGTTGCAGGCCCTCGCGCGCCCCTTCACGCCTGCGCGCCTGCGAGGACGGGAACCGCAATGAAGATCCACAAGGGCGGGGTGGTGCCGGGTTTCCTGGACTGCCACGAATGGGCGGCCTGTTTCGGCCTGTCCCTCGCCCACCTCCTGCTCCACGACCAGGCCACCAGCGCCCGCATCCTGCGCCCCAACGGCATGTACCTGCGCAAGGTGGCCGGGACCATGGGAGTGGCCGAGGGCCGCAACGAGATCGCCCGCGCCTTCCTGGCCACCGACGCGGAGTGGCTGTGGATGGTGGACACGGACATGGGGTTTGGCCCGGACACGGTGGACAGGCTGGTGGCCAGCGCCGAGGCCAACCACGTGAAGGTCCTCGGCGGCCTGGCCTTCGCCCTGAAGGCGGACACCAGCGCGGTGGCCACCCACTACGGCGTTGTCCACCGCATCGTCCCCACCCTGTACTCCATGGACGAGGTGGTGGACACGGGAGAGGTGGGGTTCCGGCCGATGGCCGACTACAAGCCGGACGCCTTCCAGGAGGTGGCCGGGACCGGGGCCGCCTGCCTGCTCATCCACCGCCGCGTGCTCGAGACCCTGGGGCCCGACCCGTTCCGCCCGCTGGTCATCCGCGGCGCAGGAGGCAACGGCACCGACCGCCCGTTCTCCGAGGACCTGTCCTTCTGCCTGCGCGTCACCGCCGCCGGCATCCGCATCGGGGTGGACACCAGCATCAAGACCACCCACTACAAGGGCGCCCAGTTCCTGGACGAGGACCTTTACCTGCGCCAGCGAGCCCTCCAGGAGGTACCGGCGTGACCGACATCGGCGGCCCGTACGCGGACCTGGAAGCGCTGAAGCACCGCCTGGACATCCCGGACGACAACACCGACCACGACACCGACCTGGAGTCCTCGCTGATCGCGGCCTCCGGCACGGTCAATCACTTCTGCGGTCGGCAGTTCGGCAAGACGGAATCGGCCACCGAGCGCCGATTCCGGGCGGGCCGCCGCGGCGTGGACGTGGACGACTTCTGGACCGCGGACGGCCTGATCGTCACCCCCTGGGCGAACGGGGCGGCCGGGACCTCCTGGACCGCCGACTACGAGTTCGAGCTGGAGCCCCCGGACGGGGTGGTGGACGGGGTGCCCGGCTGGCCGTTCAACCGGCTCACCTACTCCACGTTCGGCACGTGGACGTTCTACGGGGTGGCCCACGTGCGGGTGACCGCGAAATGGGGGTGGGCCGATGTGCCCGGCCCAGTCCGCTCGGCCACCCTGATGCTGGCCGCCATGGACTGGAAGAGCGCGGACGCCCCGTTCGGCTACGCCGCGTTCGGTGACTACGCGGCCCGCATCCGCGGCAACCCGATGGCGCAGGCCCTGCTGGCCCCCTACCAGACGTACGACGCGCGCCTACAGGCCGCGGTGGGTTCCTGATGGCCGCCAGCTACGACCTGAACGCGATCGCGGACGCGCTCGCCGCGGTGTGGCGCGGCCTGCCCACCGGCGTGACCATCCGCGGGGTGGCGCAGAAGCTGAGCGCGCAGAGCGAGGTGACCGGCACCATCACCGCCCCCGGGGTGGTGGTGGAGTTCGATTCGCTCGACTGGGACAACACGATGGGCCGGGGGTCGGACAACGCCACCTTCCTGGTGACCCTGCTCATCAAGGGCGCGGACAGCGAGGGCGCCCAGCGGGCGCTGCGGTCCGCCCTGTCCACCGGGGGCACCGCCGGCCGGATGAAGGACGCCCTGGAGGCGGACGACACCCTCGGCGGCCTGGTGTCCTACGCGCACCTGTCGAACGTCCGCCGGACGGGAACGATCGAGTACGGTGAGACCGGCTACATCGGGGCCGAGCTGGTGGTGGAGGTGGGGCTGGAATGAGTTTCAAGCACGGCACGGCCACCCGTGTCCTGGCCAACGAGCATCACGTGTCCGCGGTGGTGGCCGGGTGGAGCGTGTCCAGCACCCGTGGCATGGGCGAGGTGACCGCCCTGCTGGACGGCGGGGCCAAGTTCGTGCCCGGCCTGATCTCCGGCTCCCTGGCCCTGCGCGGCCCGCAGGATCACGAGCAGGCGCTGCACGATGAGATCGTGGCCGCGGTGGACGTGGACAACGGCCTGATCGTCACGTGCTGCCCGGCCGGGTACGCCATCGGCAAGCCCGCCATGTTCGGCCAGTTCGACCCTACCGAGTTCGCCATCGACGCCAGCAGCACCGACGCCGTCGGCTACTCGCTCACCGCCACCGGTGATGACGGGGTGGATCTCGGGTACGTGCTGCACGCCCTGGGCGCGGAGACCGGAGACGGCAACGGCACGGCCGTGGACCGCGGCACGGTCGGCACCCCGAGCACCGGTGGCGCCGCGCTGGTGCTGCACGCCACCGCCTACTCCGGATTCACGTCGGTGGGGATCAAGGTCCAGCACTCCGCGAACGGCACCGACTGGACGGACCTGGCCAGCTTCGCCAGCATCACGGCGGTGGGCGCCCAGCGCGCGCTGGTGGCCGACGGCACCACCGTCAACCGATACCTCCGGGTGGTCACCGACGTGACCGGCACCGGATCGGTCACCTACCTGGTGGCCGTGGCACCTCGCTAGAGCAGGAGAGCGGCATGAGTTTTCGCCACGGCAAGAATGCCGTCTTTACGCTGGACGACAGCGGGGGCACGGCCAGGGCGCTGCGCGCCTTCTTGAACAGCGTGACCGGTCTCCCCGGCGCCCGCGGCCTCTCCGAGGTTACGGCGTTCGGGGATGATGGCACCAAGAGCATCCCGTCCCTGGCCAACGTGACGTTCTCCATCGCCGGCCACTTCGATGACACCGCCACCACCGGCATCTGGGTGGTGCTCAACAGCATCCGCCTGGCGGATGCGGCCTCCGATTTCGAGTACGGCCCGGCGGGCTCCACCGCCGGATACCCGAAGATCACCGGGCAGTGCTGGCTCACCGAGTTCACGGTGGACGCCAGCGTGTCCGAGCGGGTGCCGATCGCGGCCACTTTCCAGGTGGAGGGCATCCCCACGGTGGGCGAGTTCTCCTGATGCTGGAGGCGCGGATCGACGGGTCCGCCGCCCTGAAGGCGGTGGCCTCCAAGATCCGCGCCGAGGGCAACAAGGGCCTGGGGCGGGAGATGTCCACCGCCCTGCTCCAGGCCGCCCGGCCTGTGCAGGCCAGCATCCGCACCGAGGCGGACAAGGTGATGCCGAGCCGGGGCGGGTACCGGGCCATCCTGTCCCGCTCCCTGAAGTTCCGGACCAGCACCCGCGGCGCCGGCCGGGTGGCCAGCTTCCGACTGCTCACCTACGCGGAGGGCACCAAGGAGCGCCGGGACATCCGCCGCCTGAACCTCGGGGAGCTGCGCCACCCGGTGTACGGTCGCTCCCGCCGGATCCGCCGCGGGGCGCGCGCCGGGACCATCCTCCGCAACCCCTGGTCCGTGACCCGCATAACCCCCGGCTTCCATGACCGGGGAACGGCGGACGCCGCGGACGCGGCGGAGGAGGAGATGCTGGACGTTCTGGCCGACTTCGCGGCCAGGCTGATCGAGTGAGAGCGAGCACGACGTGAAGCGCGAAGACCTGCTGGTGCCCATCCGGTTCCGGTTCACCGACCCGGACGACGTGAAGACCTACACCGACGAGTGGATCACCTACTCGGAGGCCGACCTGGTGCACCTCCCGGTGGACAAGCTGGTGGAGCTGGAGAGCGTGCTGGGGCTGACCATCCCCCGGCTGATGAACCTCTGGCGCGGGGACAGCGTGCTGGGCACCCTCGCCGGGTGCTGGGTCGCGCTGCACCTGGCCAACCCCGAGATGGCCGGGCCGTGGGAGGAGTTCAAGCCGATGATCATGCTCCTGGAGTGGAGTAAGGTCCCGGCCGAGCCGAGCACCGGGGACGCCGAGGTGGACCTGGGAAAAGAGCAGTCCGCGGACGGGTCACCCGAGCCGACGCCGGATCGGACCTCCATCGTTTCGCTGGACTTGGGGTAGGGGTCTTCATACAGACCTGGGGCCCGTGGCTGGTGTTCGAGGCGGGGATACCCCCGGCGCAGCACGGGGCCCTATCCTTTCTCCAGGTAGCCGACTTGATCAGGTACGTGGAGCAGCAGGCCGAGGAGGAGGGGGAGGGCGATGGCTGACAAGCGCGAGCTGATCCTGGACCTCCTGGCCAGGGACAAGACCGGCCAGGGCACCGGCTCGGCGGCCCGCAACCTGGACAAGGTGGGGAAGGCCGCCGACCAGGCGGGCGACCAGGCTCAGCAGTTCGGCAAGGCCACCGTCCTTGCCAGCCGCGGAGCGGACGAGCTGGGGGACGCCTCGTCCCGCGCGCAGCGCAAGGTGGACAGCCTCTCCGACGAGATCCGGAAGGTGGAGCAGGACCTCGCCCTGCTGGCCGGGCAGTTCGCGGACACCTCGGACGCGGCGCAGCGCCTGGACATCTCCAAGGCCATCCGCCGCTCCGAGAACGATCTGCGCCGCCTCAGCAAGAGCCGCGGGATCCTGTCCGCCCTCATCCCGGACACCATCCCGCCCGCGGTCACACAGGGGCTGGTGCGCTCGCTGGGCACCAGCATCGCCTCCAGCGCCCGCGGCGCCCCCGGCCTCGGCCTGGCGGGTGCCGGGCTGGCCGCCGGGCTCGCGCCCTCGCTGGGCGCCGGGGTGTCCGCCGCGGTGATCGGCGGGGTCGGCCTCGGCGGCATCATCGGCGGTGCCGCCCTGGTGGCCAAGGATCCGCAGGTGATGGGTCACGCCAAGGCCATCGGCAAGACGTTCACCGCGGGGATCAAGAGCGAGGCCAGGCAGAGCTTCCTGGGCCCGGTCACCGATTCCCTGCGCGACGTGGAGGCCCTGGCCGCCCGCTCCGTCCCGAAGATCGGCAAGATTTTCGACGCCACCGCCCCCTCGCTGAAGGGGTTCACCGGCAACGTGGCCAGGGCCGGGGACGCCCTGCTGGACTCCTTCGTGGTGACCGCCGGCAAGAGTCGACCGGTGATGGACGCCCTGGGCCGCCTGGTGGCGAACACCGGGGTGCAGGTGGGCAAATTCATCGAGACGGTGGGGGACAACAGCGACGCGGCGGCCTCGGCGGTGGACGATTTCAACACCGCCATGGAGCACACGATCACCGTGGCGGGGGCGGTGGTCGACGCGCTCGGCCAGATCAAGCGGGCCACTGACTCGGTTGACGGCGTGATCGATAGCTTCCGCTCCTGGGTGGAGGACAATAGCCCGTTCGACCTCACCGCCGACGGGTACGCCAAGGGCAGCGAGGCCGCCGAGCTGTACCGGCAAGGCGTGATCGGAGCAGCAGGGGCGGTCAACGACTATGCGGCCTACCAGAAGACGGCCACCGGACAGACGACAGCCGCCGCCACCGCCCACGATGCGGCGGCCCGCGCGCTGCGCGGCGAGCGTGAGGCGCTGACGGAGCTGGGCAACGGGATCAAGGCCCAGACGGATCCGCTGTTCGGACTGATCGACGCCTCGTTCACGCTGCGCCAGCGGCAGGACGCGGCAGCCGAGGCTGCCCGGAAATTCGGCACCCGCAGTGACGAGGCCAGGAAGGCCAACATCGAGCTGGCCAAGGCCGCTTTCGATCTCAACACCAAGGTGGGGGCGCTGGGCTCCACGTTCGACGGCAAGCTCACCCCGTCCATGCGCGGCACGTTGCAGGCCGCCGGGCTGACGAAGCAGCAGATCGACGCCATCGAGCGCGAGTTCCGTAACGCCAAGAAGGCCGGGGACGCCTACGCCAAGACGTACGCGGCCAAGGTAGTGATCAACACGCAGATTTACCGGCGCATCTCCACCATTGTCACCAGCGCCGCGCAGAAGGCGTACGAGGAGGAGAAGCGCCGGATCGCGCAGCGCGCATCCGGCGGCCCCGTCACCCGCGGCACCCCGTACGTGGTGGGCGAGCACGGCCCCGAGGTGGTCATCCCGGACGCCAACGGCCGGGTGCTGTCCGCCGCCGCTTCTCGAGGGCTCACCCGGCAGGGCACCCGCGGCAACCCCGTCCCGGTCGGCGGCGGGGCCGCGGCGCCGGCCACCCTCGGCGCGCCGGTCTCCCGGCGCACCCGGGTGGAGCTGGAGCTGGTGGGGGCCGCCGAGTTCCGCACCGCTTTCAAGTACATGATCCGCACCATGAACCTGATCGAGGAGTGAGCCGTGGCGCACCGTTTCCGCCCGCGGCTCTGGCTGTACCCGTCCGGCGGGCCTGGCCAGGGGATGGCCGACTGGGGCCTTGCCGAGGACATCTCGGCTTACATCCGCCATCCCGGCCAGGACGGTGGGGCGCCGATCGAGTACAGCGCAGGCCGCGGTGACGAGAGCACCCGCGTCGACCCTGCCCGCATGACCCTCACCCTGGACAACCGGGACGGCAGGTTCTCCACCCACAACCCGAACGGCACCTATTTCGGCCAGCTCACCCGCAACACCCCGGTGGCCATGGGGGTGGAGGTGGTCACCGACACGTTCGGCCGGGCCGACAACGCCAGCTCCTGGGGTGACGCGGAGTGGGGTGGCACCTGGACCAACGTCTCCGGCAACTGGACGGTGTCCGGCAACAAGGGCCGCACCACCCTGGCCACCGCCAACCTCACGTCCTGGCAGGTGGCGGACCTGTCGGCGGTAGGCGCCCACGACGCGGACATCCTGTTCTCGGCCACCATGCCCGTGCTCACCCTCACCGCCCCGATGATCGTGGCCCCGGTGTTCCGCTACGAGGACACCAACAACGCCTATCGGATCTACACCGAGTTCAAGCCGGGCGGGGTGATCACCCAGAAGATCATGAAGCGGGTGGACGGTGGCAACACCGACCTGGTGGAGGAGCTGTCCACCGGGGTCACCTACACCGCCGGCCAGAAGATATGGGTCCGCGGGCAGTGCGTCGGGTCGCAACTGCGCGGCAAGCTGTGGGCCGACGGGGACGACGAGCCCGCGGAGTGGACGGTGACCACCGAGGACAGCGAGCTGACCACCGGCCGCGGCCTCGGGTTCATGACCTTCCGGTTCTCCGGCAACAGCAACCCCGGCGCCCTCTACGTGGAGTACGACGACATCACGATCACCGCCCTCGAGTTCGTGGGGGCGGTGAGCCAGTGGCCGCTGCGGTGGAACAAGCGCGGCACCAATGCCTGGGCACCGATCCAGGCCAACGGCATCCTCCGCCGTCTGAGCCAGGGATCGGTGCCCAGCAAGAGCCCGCTGACGCGCAACCTGCCCACGCACGGGCCCAGCGGGTACTGGCCGTTGGAGGACGGGACGGACTCGGCCTCCTTCGCCTCCGAGATCACCGGGGGGCGGGAGGCCGTCTACTCCGGCGTGTCGCCAGGCGTGGACACCTCCCTGGCCGGGGCCATCCGCACACCGACGTTGTCGTCCGCCACCGGGTGGATCCGCGGCCAGGTGGTGCGCACCAGCACCGCCGGGACCGGGTTCTCCGCCATGTTCTTCTGCAAGTTCGCCTCCCTCCCCGGCGGGGAGACCACCCTGGCCACCGTCAGCACCACCGGCCGGGTGGTGCAGTGGAACATCCGGGCGGACAACACCGGCTTCATCCTGCGCGCGTACGACGCGGACGGCACCAAGGTGGTGGACGACGTGTCGCTGTCCGCCATCGACATCACCCAGTGGTTCGCTATTCAGGTAGAGACCTCCACCTCCGGCTCCACCACCACCTGGGGGATGACGTGGCACCAGGTGGGCCGGGACAGCACGTTCTGGGGGATGGGCAGCACGTTCTCGTCCTCGCTCATCCACCGCGCCACCGGTGCCACCCTCGGCGCCGGCACGCTGCTCTCCGGGGTGTCGTTCGCCCACCTGTGGCTGGGCCCGGACACGCTCCCCTTCGTCACCGAGGACTCGTTCCGCGCCATCGCCTCCGGCTACGAGGGGGAGCTGGCCGCCGACCGCATCGCCCGGGTGTGCGAGGAGGAGGGCATCCCGGTGCTGATCGAGGACGGGGACACCATGCCGCTGGGCGCCCAGCGGGAGGGCACCCCGCTGGAGGCCATCTACTCCGCGGCGGACGCGGACTTCGGGATCCTGTACGAGACCGGTGTGGGGCTGGGGTTCCGGCCGCGGGCGGCCCGCTACCAGCAAGCCGTGGACTTCGAGCTGGTGGTGTCGTCCGGCCACCTCGGTGACGCGCCGGAACCGACGTTCGACGACCAGCGGGTGCGCAACAGCATCACCGTGTCCCGCACCGGTGGATCGTCGGCCACGCTGACGGACGACGCGCACATCCTGCGCGAGGGCTTGTACCCGGACAGCGTGACGATCAACGTCGAGACGGACGACCTCCTGCTGTCCCATGCCGGGTGGCGCCTCTACCTCGGCACCCGCCCGGATCTCCGCTGGCCCGGCATCGCCCTGAACCTGGCCAGGAGTCCGGCGCTCATCCCGTACTGGCTGGGCCGCCGGCCGTTCCCCCGCATCACGATCGAGACCGGTCTCCCGCAGGTGGCGGGCGCCGAGCCGGACGTGATCGTGGAGGGCTACCAGGCCACCCTCTGGCCGGACGGGTGGGAGATCCGGCTGTCCGCCTCCGCCGCGGCCCCGTGGGACATCGGCACGCTGGACGATTCGCTGCTTCGCCTGCCCTCCGGTGGGTCCGTGCTCTTTGAGGACCTGGACACCACCGAGACGGTGATCACCGTGTTCTCGGCCGAGGGTGAGGCTCGCCCGTGGTGGCCGAGCACGGAGCCGGGGTGGACCGGTTTCGACATCATCATCGGCGGCGAGGTGATGACCGTGTCCGGGGTGAGCATCGCGGCGGAGGCGCAGAACCTCACGGTGACGCGGTCGGTCAACGGTGTGGTCAAGGAACATGCGACCGGCACTCCTGTCGAACTACTCCACCCGATGATCTTGAGGCTGTGAGCGTATGAGCCAGTACCCCGTCCTGTTCTCCGGCCAGCCGTTCACCGCCCTGCTGGCCCAGAGCATGGTGCCGACCATGATCGTCAAGCAGTCGGACACCGCCCGCACCTCCACCACCACCCTGGCCGCCGACCCCGAGCTGGTCCTCCCGGTGGTCCCCGGCGAGTGGTACGTGGAGATGGAGCTGGCGGTGAGCGCCAACACCTCCGGCGATTTCAAGACCGACTGGACCTCCCCCTCCGGCACCGTCGGCAACCGTCGGTGCTGCGGTCCCGGCTCCGGCTCCGCCGACGGCGGGGACGACACGCTGTCCCGCTGGGGCGTGCACGGCCACGGCACCGCGGTGGCGTACGGCGCCCGCTCCGGCACCTTCCAGTTCTTCGTCCGCGAGGCCGCCGAGGTGACCATCACCACCGCCGGCAACATCACCCTGCGGTGGGCGCAGAACACCAGCAACGCCAACGCCACCACCGTGTTCAACCGGTCCCTCATCCGGGCGTGGAGGATCTCCTGATGGCCATTCCCGAGCTGGACCGCCCCTGTGCCACCTGCCAGACCGGCCAGGCGCAGGCCGAGCGCAAGAAGGCGTACCGGGACTGGCGCAAGGAGGCCGCCGACGCCTACGAGGCCGCCGCGCAGGCCAGCGGGATCACCCGCGAGGATTGGATGGAGAGCGCCGAGGGCAAGGCGCTGGCGGCCCGCCGGCCGGATCCGCCGGAGGGCGGGTGCGTGGATTGCGGCTGGTCCACCCGGCAGCTCACCGCCGACGGCCGGGAGCTGCTGAAGTTCGTGAGATTCTGGGCGCAGGTGAAGGGGGTGCGCCTGGCCGACTCGTCCGACCCCGACGCAGAGACCTCCCCCGGAAAGAAGTGACCGATGGCCAAGAGCAGCGAGTACCCGGACCTGGAGTTCGTGAAGCCCCGCGCGTGGGGGTCCGGCCGCGACGGCAAGGCCGTGCGCTACATCGTAGTGCACTACACCGCGGGCGCCGAGCGCAGCACCTCGGCCGAGGACGGGGCCGCCTATGATGCGCGGCGCACGGACGGCACCTCCACCCACTATTTCGTGGACAGCAACTCGGTGGTGCAGTGCGTGCTCACCAAGGATCGGGCCAACGCGGCCCGCACCAAGGGCAACCGGCTCGGCATCCAATACGAGCTGTGCGGCACCGTGCAGACCCGCGCGCAGTGGCTGGACGCGGCCAGCCTGGCCACCCTCCGCAACGCGGCCAGGCAGATCGCACGGGACTGCCGGAAGTACGGGATCCCGGTGCGGCGCCTCTCGGTGGCCGAGACCCGGGCCGCCTGGTACGACTACCCGAACGGGCCGAAGGGCATCGTGGGTCACGTCGACTGCACGTACGCCTACCCCGAGGACGGGGGAGACCACACCGACCCGGGGGCGCAGTTCCCGTGGGACGTGCTCCTGGAGCTGGTCCAGGAGGAGATGGAAGGGGACGACATGACACCCGCAGAGATGACCGCCTGGGCCAAGAGCGCGGAGGGCCGCCTGGCCCTCGCCAACGCCATCGGCCGGACGGACGGGGTTTTCGCCACCCCGGCGGGCACCACCAACGCGGACGGCACCCCGAACGAGTTCTGGGGCCTGGACACGTACGTGCGCAACATCTACACCGCCACCATCTCCGCCCGGCAGTACGCGGCCGACGCCCTCGCGGTGGCCAAGGCCCTGGCGGAGCGGGACGACGTGGACGAGGTGGCCCTGGCGGGCGCCCTCGCGACCCCGCTGGCCGCCGCCCTGGCGCCGCTCCTGCCGGAGGACCGGGAGGTGGACGCGGACACCCTCGCGGAGGCGTTCCGGGATCTCCTCAGCGGAGGACAGGCGTAGGTGGACTGGCTCCCGAGCCAGGTGACGCAGGGCGGCCCGTGGGCCGCCCTGCTCGCTGTGGTGCTCGCGGTGTCATTCCTGATCTGGCGCGGAGCGTTGGTCCCCGGAAGCCACGTAGACCGTACGATCGCGGGGTATCGAGACACCATCGCCGCGCGTGACAAGACGATCGAACACCTTCAGGCCGCCAACGATCGCAAGGACGTGACCATTGAAAAGCAGGCCGGGCAGATCGAGCGCCTGATGAAGGGCGCCGACCTCTCGACGCACCTGGCCGTCGGCATCGTTGAGGAGGCGAAACGGCGTGAGCTGGGTGGGTAGGGTGCTGCTGGCCGGGCTGGGGCGCAGGTTCGGGCGGCGCCGGCCGATCGGCCTGGAGCCACCCCCTCCGCTTCCCCCGGGTACCGTCCGGCGGGCGGAGCAGGCCGCTGACCATGCGGCGGAAGTGCTGGACCGGGTGGAACGGCAGGATGATCAGGTGCGCAAGGTCTCGGCCAGGGCTGATCGGATCTTGCGGGAGAACAACCTGGGCCCCCGATTCTGGGCCGCCCTCGGTGACCGGAGGCGCTGATCATGCATGATGTTCTATATCACCAGCTCTGGGACTATCTGGTCCTGATCGCCTGTATCGCCGGGCTGGTGCTGGCCGCGTGGTTCGCCATCAGCTACCAGGCGCAGAGCCGTGGAGCGTGGCGGGACACGGCGGTGGGTAGATTCCTGATGACCCGCAAGATCCTGCTGGCCGTGCTGTTCGCCACCATCCTGTCCTACCGGCTGTTCGGTGACTGGCCGGGCCGCCGGCCGATCGTGGCCCTCATGCTGGTGGCGTTCGCCTTCCAGACGTACCTGCCACAGAAAATGCTGATGGAGGCCCAGCGAGCCCGCCGGGCCGAGAGACGGGAGACCGCGCAATGACGATCAACAACCCCGCCGAGACCGCTGGACAGAACCGGGACGGCAGCAAGAGTCTCGCCAAGGAGAGCAAGGTGGGCCTGGCCACCACCTTCCTGCTCACCATCGCGGCCACGGCCGTCCTGGGCAAGCTGGAGGTGCTGGACCTCACCACCGTGCCGGGCTGGGCCGCGGGCGCCGCCACGTATGCGGTGACCACCCTGGCGGGCCTGGTGGCCGCGTACCTGAAGAAGAACCGGTGACCACACCGCGCCCCACCGTGGGCCGGATCGTCCACTACGTCAGCCACGGCACGCCACCCCGGTCCGACGGGACGCAGGCGTACACCTCCCAGTGCCGCGCGGCCATCGTCACCGAGGTGGGCGAGAACCGCATCGTCGGCCTGTGCGTGCTCAACCCCGAGGGCCAGTTCTTCAACCGCGGCGTCCACCACCAGGAGGACGAGCACGCGGGCGGATCCTGGCACTGGCCGGAACGCGAGGACTGACCCACCACAGACAGGAGCCCGGCCCCTACTCGCTCAGGGGCCGGGCTCCGCCACGTCCGGGGTCAGCAGGTGGTGTAGTTCGCCGCGATGACGATCCCCCAACTCACCGTCCACACCGACGCGCCCAGCGTCACCGACCCCGCGATCCCCGACACGATCCGCTCGGCGATGGTGTTGGTCCGCTCCAACGCCAGGGACACGAGGATGGAGCTGGCCCACACGAAACCGAGGCAGAGGCAGGCGGCCAGGATGATGGGCATGGCGCCCACCCCCGCCGGCAGGGTGATGGTCACCGGATCGTCACCTTCTGGACGATGGTGATGGTGCGCCTGCCGAGCAGCAGCGCGAGCACCGCGAGGCCGCCGAGCACCATCGGCCAGGAGACCGCGGCCAGCAGCGCGGCGGCAGCGGCGAACGCCTGGACCAACAGGGCGGCCACCATCCCGAGCACGGCCAGGGAGGCGCACCCCCACAGCAGCGGGGCCCGCCACCGCGGCGGCCTGGCCCGCACCCGCTCCACGTGCGCCTCCCACTCCCCGGTGCGTGCGTTCAGCGTGAGCGCCCCGGCCCGCCGGTATTCCTGGCGTCGGTGGCCGCGGCGCAGCTCCTTCAGCACGTCCGCCCGGGTGCCGACGATCAGCTCCCGGGCGAGGACGGGAGCCTCGGTGCGGGCCACCTGGGCGGGCCGCCGGACGGCGACGTCGCGGGGGATCATCTCTACCTCCATGGTTCGGTGAGGGCCAGGGCGGCGACCGCCACCACCGCCACGGCGGAGCCGATGGCGACCCGCCTGGCGGTGTGTGCCGCGCGGTGCAGGGCGGTGGTGGTGCGGATCCACAGCCCGGGGTCGGACAGCAACCGGTCCCGGTTGCGGCGCTGGAGCGCCTGTACGTGCCGGGGGATGCGCCGCGGGTTCCACCGGTTCTTGGCATCGTTGTACCGCGGCCAGGTGAGCAGGATGGCCAGGGTCTCCAGGGGGCGGAGCACCCACTTCCAGCCGAGCCACCAGGGGAGCCGGAGCACGTGCCAGCGGGGGCGCAGGTCCGCCCAGTCCTTGGCCGCGTGCCCGTACCGGCCCCGGCCGAGGTGGTCCAGGCCGCGCATCTCGACGTGCACGCTCTCGCCCACGTAGCCGTTCTCCCGGCGTCCGGGCTTGAGGTGCCGGTCCGTGCGCACCAGGTAGATGCCGGGGCGGCGCCGCTTGCACTTACGCCACCAGGCCGCCGGGGTGTTCATCGGCCCGCCGCCCATCGCAGGAAGATTCCGGCCACCCGGCCGCGGGCGATGATCCGTCCGCACGTGGCGCACCGCCACAGACCAGCGGGGTGGGCGGGGTGATAGGCCACGTCCGTGCGGCCCGGCCGCATCCGGACCGCGTGGTGGTGCCTGCCGGACAGGATGGTCACAGCAGCACCTCCCAGCAGCCGAGCCCCGTCACGAACCGGGCCGCGCCCCGGGCTGTGAGGCGCCGGAGCGCGCGGCGCTCCAGGTAGTTGGCGGGCATCACCCGGCGCCAGCGCGAGAGGTGGGCGCGCTCCACCAGCAGGGCCTGGCGCCGGCCGAGGGGCCTCACGGACGCATCCTGGCTACGTCGATGGCGACGCGCACGCCCGTGGCGAGCACCACCGAGCCAGCGACCACCAGCGGGCGCTCGGCGTAGGTGACCCCGAACGAGACGCACAGGACGCCGAGCAGGACGACGAAGGAGGCCAGCCACTCCAGGGCGCGCACTTTCATCGCCGGGCCTCCTGGGCGTGCAGGATGGCGGGGTAGGCCAGGGCCATCAGCAGGCCGAGGGCTTGTGCCGCGTCCAGCTCCATCAGCTTCGTCAGCGACTCGGTGGCCAGCAGCATGGCCGCGTGGTCCACGTCTCCGTCGGTGGCGGCCAGGGCGTTCTGGCCCAGCTCGGTGACGCTCTCCATGATCTGGGCCCGGCCCTGATCAAGGGACGCTCTCATGCCGGGGTGCATCTCCACGTTCTCCTCCTGAAACGTTGAGGCCCCGGCAGTGCGGCGGGATTCATCTCCTGCGCCGCCCCGCCGGGGAGCTACCTCCACTATAGCAGAGGATGGTCAGTTCTGACCAGAAGCCATCCACTTCAGGATGAGCACCAGGCAGCGCAGGCGGCAGGACTTCCCGGCCGTGACCCTGGTCACCGTGGAGGTGGATACTCCGATGGCCGCCGCCGCTTGAATCACCGTCAGGCCCCGCCGCTTGCGCTCCGCCGGCAGGGAGGTGCGCAGGTCCTCCACGATCTCGGCCGCTCGCTTGTAGTCAGTTCTCGTCACGCGGCCAGGGTAGCGCAAAGGTGACCTGATGGTCACATGTGACGTAAGCTGGAGAGATGCCTGCCAACATGATCAGTACCCACCGTCAGCGGGTGCGCGTCCCCTGGGTGGTGCGCGCGCCCTGGCGCTACCTGGTGACCGGGGGATACGTCCTCAGCGAGGGGGACAACGCCAGCTTCCTTCATGACGCCACCGAGGACTTCCGCGGCAAGCCGGTCCTCAAGCTCACCCGCGCCCGCTGGCGCCGGGTGGCCCGCCGCAACGCGGCCACCACCGTGCCGCTGGCCCTCGCCCTGTTCGCGCCGAGCTGGGCCGTGCTCGCGTGGGGGTTCCTGGTGGCCGCTGGCGCGCTGGCGTGGATCGGCCGGGAGCTGTGGCTGGCCGTGCGGGACGTGCTGCTCCGGCGCCGGATCAACCGGGAGTTCGTGTACCCGGCGGGCGAGGTGGCCTGCTCCATCCTCAACATCCGGTTCAGCAAGAGCCGGGCCCGGACCATGCTCCAGCTCCCCCGCTCCTGGGGAGCCATGGTCGCCGAGGAGGGCGAGACCCCGGCGGCCACCCTGATGATCCCCTCCGGCAAGGTGCTGGACACCGGGACCAAGAAGCGGATCACCGAGCAGGTGGGCGCGCGCCTCGGGATCAAGAGCCCGGCCGCGGAGTGGCACGAGACCGGCAGCCGGGTGCTCGCCGTGCTGAAGCCCAACCCCGCCCCGCCCCGCGAGGTGCCGATCGTCCCGTTCCTGAAGGCGGCCATGGCCCTGCCGGACACCGAGGTGGCGGTGGGGCGCGACCCCGCCGGCCGACTGGCCACCATCTCCCTGGCCGAGGACTCCCCGCACGTGGCCATGTCCGGCGCGTCCGGCACCGGCAAGAGCGTGCTGGGAAAGCTGGCTATGGCGCAGCGCCTCCACAACGGAGACGGCCTGATCATCGCGGACCCGAAGAAGTTCAGCCACTGGCGGTGGGCGGGTGGCGGGAAGCTCCCGGCGGACCGGGTGGTGTACGCCTACCGCACCGAGGACATCCACCGCATGTGGCTGGCCGTGGCCGCCGAGGCCGAGCGGCGGATCGAGCTGGACGAGGAGGAGCTGGAGCAGCAGCGCCGGGTGTGGGTGATGGCCGAGGAGCTGAACACCCAGCGCCCCCGCCTGGCCCGCTACTGGAAGGGCGAGCGCAAGCGGATCATGAATGCGGCCAAGGCCAGGCTGGCCGACGCGGTGGACAGGTGCGAGGGCAGCCTGGCCGACGGCCTCGCCCTGGCCATCGCCGAAGGGCTGGACGAGGCGGACCTGGACCCGCCCACCACCTCCCCGGCCATCACGGCCATGCAAGAGAGCGTGTTCATGGGCCGGGAGATCCGGATGCACGTGGTGGTCATGGCGCAGCGCCTGTCCGCCAGCGTGTTCGGCCCGAACGGCGGGGACGTGCGGGAGAGCTTCCAGGGCGGGCGCCTCATGGCCAAGTGGGACCGGAAGCTGTGGCGGATGCTGGTGGACGGCCTGGACTACGTGGCCTGTCCGTCCGGCCCCCGCGGCATCTGGGGGATGGCCAAGGGGGACGACTTCACGGTGTTCCGTGTCCCCTTCCTGTCCGATGTCCAGGCCATCGAGCTGGCCACGTCCGGGGCGCCGGCCACTGGCCCTGTCCTCGGCCCGCAGGTTGGCCACCCGGTGCTGGACATGGACAGCGAGCTGGCCACCGAGCGCGCGGCCATCACCCGGGGTGTCCCGTTGTCCGTGGCCGTTGGCCAGCTCCCGGCCAAGCCGGACGGGAGCGAGTGGACACTGGAGGCGCTGCGGTCGGCCAGCAAGCGGCCGGGGTTCCCGGTGGCCATCGGCCGGGACGGGGATGGCCAGTCCGCCCCGAGGTTGTGGGACATGGCCGACCTGATGGCCTGGGCCGGAGCCGAGCTGGACGAGTAGCGCCCTGGACGTGCGAGGGCCCCGCTCCGGGGAAGTGGAGCGGGGCCCTCGCTGGCTCTACAGCTTGCCCGCGCAGACCGGCCCGATGCCGCGGGCGATGCTGGCCTCGTCGGTGAGCGGGGCCAGGCAGCGCACGCACTGGCCGTACAGGTGGCCGTACTGGGCGGCCTGCTCCAGCGTCATGCGGTCGGCGGGGCGCAGGTGGTTGACCATGCCGGGCTCCAGCACCCACTCCCCCTCGCGCAGGGCCAGGGCGTACGGACGGCCGGACCCGTGCAGGGCCAGCTTCACCTTGTACGGGGTGCCGTTGACCAGGTACATCCCCTCGGCCGCGGGCTCCCGGCGCCGCGCCGACCGGGCTAGAGCGGGGGCAGGGGAGGCGCAGGAGCGCACCTCGGCGACGGTGGAGTGGGTGCCCTTGCAGTGGCCGCATCGGATCGTCATACCCCGACTATAGCAGACGTACGGGCAAGGGGAAAGCCCCACCGGGAGGTGACCCAGCGGGGCTGACCCATGCTGCCTGACCTGGGGTTTGCACCCCCTGTTGGCCTAGGCCATGTCGTCCGCGTCGGCGGTGGGGAACAGGGCCGCCCTGGCCCGCCGGACGGTGCGGTCGCTGACCTCGTACACCGTGGCGATCGCGGTGTCCACGGCCTTCACGCTGATCCCGAGGTTCACCAGCTCCACGATCAGGTCCATGGCCTCCTCGTCCAGCTTCCCGCGCGGCCCCCGCTGGGGGCCGGGGCTCACCGGCACCGCGGCCACCGGCACCGCCGGGGTGGTGGTGCTGTCCGCCTCGCTGGCCAGCCTGTCCCACACCGACGTGGCCAGCCACTGCTCCGCCTCGCTGGCCAGCTTCACGCCGTCGGCGGCCACCATGTCCTGGACGGCCGGGCGGGTGGCCATCACGTCCGTGGCCATGGCCGACGCCCGGCTGGCCATCCCCCTGGCCTCCGAGATGCGGGTGAGGGCCACGGTGGCCATGGCCATCATGCCGTCGATGGCCAGCGGGCCCAGGTAGGTGGACAGCTTGTCGTACCCGTAGCTGGACAGGACGTGGGCCAGGTGCCAGTAGGACACCCAGGCAGCGATGAAGGCCACCAGGCCGAGCCCGGCCCAGCGGGCCAGCCTGTCCTTGGCCCGGTTAGCCCACGGGGTGTGGAGCATGATTTCGATCAGGATGAACAGGGCCGCCGGCCAGAACACGGCGGACAGGTGGGCACCGATCCCGGGGGTGGCGTTGTCCAGGTGGATGGCCTGGACATTCCCGCCGATGGAGGTGCCGATGCCGATGGTGAGGGCCAGGCGGCCCCACACCAGGGCCTTGCGGTACGGGCGGACGGTGGTCTCGCTCATCAGGTTCTCCTCGCTCTCGGGACGCGCCTCACGTTCTCGGCCCTCGCCCTGCTGATACGTCGACTATAGCAGACGTACGGACGCCTGCGCAACGGGCACGCTACGGGGCACCAGGATTAGGTATCCCGGTGCCCCGTGCGCTGGGCCGCCCTGGTGTTGTCCCGGCAGCGAATCCGTGGCCGGTCCCGCCTCAAGCCACCAGCGTGGCCAGGATGGCCTTGGCCATCGGGGGCGGGACCGCGTTGCCCACCTGGAGCGTGCGCTGGCCGATGCGGCCTTGCACCGGGTAGTCCGCCGGGAAGCCCTGGAGGCGGAGCACGTCCGCGGTGGACACGCGCAGGCTCTTGCCTCCCGCCGACCACATCTCGCCGCCCCCGGCCCAGGCCGCCGGTCCAGCCTCGTATGCCTCGCGCATCGCGCGCCTGGCCCCGTTGCCGAATAGCTCCACTCCGCCGCCGGAGCCCGTACCGCCCGCGGTGACAGACATGCTGGCGCGGTCCGTGAAACCCCATTCCAGCGCCTCGGCCATCGTGATCTCGCGCTCCACCGTGGGCCCGGGGAGCTGGGCCACCTTGCCGTCCGAGCGGGCCATCAGCACCGCGCGCTTACGCCGCTGGGGCACCCCATAGCGCTGGGCGTGCAGCACCCCCGTGGCCACGCTGTATCCGCGTTCGCGGAGCACAGCCGCGCACGCCTTCCAGACCGGGAGCACCGTGGGGACCTGCTCCCAGGCCAGGTAAGGCGCCCCGCCGGCAAGGGCCAGGCGCAGAGGCTCCAGCACCAGAGCTGTTCGGGGGTCCGAGGTGGCCTGGCTCATGCGGCTGCGGACCTCGGACGGGGCCACCCCCTGGCCGTACATGGCCACCCCGTCCAGCACGTGCTGGAGATCCTGGCGGCCCTTGCCGTACCCCGCGATGGAGAAGGTCTGGCACGGCGGGGAGCTGATCTCCACGTCGTACATGCCCGGGAGCGCCGGGCATTCCAGCACGTCCTTGCCCAGCGTTCCCAGGCCAGCCTCCCGGCGCGTCTCGCGCGCAACGGGCAGGATCTCCCAGGCGTCCACGGTCCAGCCCAGTTCCAGGGCGGCCAAGTCCCACCCACCGATCCCTGCGAATGTGTCTCTCGCTCTCATCCGTCCACTATAGCAGAGGTACGGACATGGACAAGCCCCCGGCGTTCGCGCTCGCCAGGGGCCTGCGGCCGGTAGGGTACCCGGCTACTCCTCGCGCCAGTCCGGGCGGAGGGACCTTTTGATCTTGTCCGCCGAGATCCGGCGGGGGTCGATGCGGGCGGTGCGCTCCCGGGCGTCCTCCAGCGAGTGCCGGGCGAGGCGGGTGCTGGTGTCCTCCAGCTCGGCGCGCATCGGCACCGGCCGCGGCCCCGGGGTGGAGAACAGCCGGGACGCCCCGTCCGGGTCACCGGTGATGCGCGGGATCTCCCCGGTGGCGTACCACTGCGGTGGCGGAGCCGGGCTGTCCCTGGTCTCCCGGTGCGCGCCGGGGTCCGGGCGGGCGGGGGCGGTGGCCCACGCCATCAGCCCGAACGTCATGGCGGAGAGCACCCCCGCGGTTCCGCCGGCCAGCACCCACTCCGGCATCACTCGCCCGCCCCGCGGCAGTGGTCCGCGTGCGCGTAGGCGTACTCCACGGCCTCGGCCAGCTCCATCGTGCGCTCGGTGACCCCGTCCGGGCTGTAGACGTGCCCGCACGTGGCAGCAACGGAGTACGTGCCCTCGGCGGGGTCCTGCTCGTACAGCACGGCCGTGCAGCGCTGGCCGGTTGCGGAGACGGTGGGGTTGGCCATGATCAGTTCTCCTCGTCCTCGGGGTTCGGGGTCTTCCAGCACTCCAGCAGGTACGCGACGAAGGCCAGCGACATGCCCACCGCGTACCCGAACCGGGGCTCGGTGACGATGCACAGCACCAGGGCCACCACCATGGCCGCGGCCCAGAGGAGGTTCAGCCCGATGCGCGTCTGCCTGTTCATACGTCGACTATAGCAGACGTATGGCGGTCACGTCGAGAGGGTGCCGGACTTCTGCCCCCGGGTGACGATCAGCTCCGCCACCGCGTACAGCGCCAGAATCGCCGCGGTCACCACCGCCAGCAGGAGCACCGGCACCACCGCGAGCACCGACACGCCGAGCACCGGCCAGAAGGTGGACCACCACCCCGGCCTGCGCCGCGGACTGAACACGGCAGCCCAGCGGACCCCCGTCCACATCAGCCACCGCTTGACCCCCGGCACGCCCCGCTCCCGCATCGACCGCCGGAACAGGCCATCCGCGTCCACCGACGACACCAGGCCCAGCTCCAGGCCATCCGTCAGCAGCCAATCGTGGAGGATGGCCGACCGGGTGTACCGGCCGAATGACGGAATGAGCGCCACCACCACCCGGGGAACGGAGGCGAAATCGGTGACGTACCCCGCCGGCACCCTGAAGCGCTGCGTTTCCCCGACGTAGTCCAGGGGGGTGTGCAGCGTCCACCGCTTGTCCCCGCACGGCTCCACGAGCAATGGATCATCGTTGAACGGCACGCCGCACACCCCCTCCTTGGTCAAGCCTGCTAGGGACGGATCCGGACGGATTCCCACTGGTCATTCGTGCAGCACAGCGACCAGTTGAAATTGTCCTCATACTCACCGGTGTGGATGATGTCCCCGGAGCCGGAGCAGTTCCGGCCGTAATACACGTTGATCGTCGGGCTACCCGCGTACCGCATCGACGAAGCCTGATTCGGAAACGTCAGGTTCTTACACGAGGTGGTCGGGTAGATGATCTCGGAGCTTCCCGAGTAATTGCTGTTGGTCCAGTAGCACAGAGCGCCCGACGGGCAGTACGAGGCGTGCGCCGGGGACGACGTGGCCACCGCGGTCCCGGTGGCCAGCAGGAGCAGAGCGGCCAGGGCGCCGAGGCGCCGGCCGAAACGGGAGATCGTCATGGCTGGCACCATACCGTCACTCCACGTCCTTCCAGGTCTTCCTGGTCACCACGAAAGAGATGGCGCTCTGGCTCACCCCGTACCGGTGGGCCAGCACGGTCTGGCTCTCCCGGCTGGCCCGGATCTCGCGCACGTCCTGCTCGGTGAGCCGGACCGGGCTGGTGGCCGGGCGGGCGCCGGGGCGCCAGTGCTCGCACGCCTGCTTGCGCCCGGCCGGGACGTACGCGCGGCACCCGCCGCACGGCTGCATCCCGGACGTGTCCAGGCCGCGCAGGTGCAGGGGAAGGGCGATCATCGTCCAGCCTCCCCGTTCCCGCGCAGGCTGTTGCAGTTCCGGTGCGCCGGGCGCAGGTTCTCCAGGGCGTCGGTCCCGCCCTTGCTGCGCGGCAGGACGTGGTCCCGCGTGAAGCACCGTGGGTCCGGCCATGCCAGGGTCAGGTCTATGCCCTTCCCGCAGAGCCAGCACACCGGTCCCCACCTGGCCAGGATGGCCCGGCGCTGGCGCTGGCGCGTGGCCTGGCCGGTCTTGTCGACCGTTCCCCGCCCCCGGCCGGGGTGCCGGGGAGGTGCTGGAAAGGGCGCGGGCTCGGTGCGGTGATACTGCCGGATCTCCGGCGGCAGGTTGCATGGGGCGTTCCAACGCTGCACGGGGTCTCCTCTCTCCGGAGAGCGAGAGACCCCCGCACCTGGGCCGGGCGGGGGTCTCTCTGGTGGGTGATGCCGATCAGTCGAAAGCCTCGACGTCCTCGGCCTTGGCGTCCTTGGCCTTCAGCTCGGCCGACACGGTACGCAGGTACTCGCGGAACGAGCCCGCGATCTCCTTGTCCCGGTCGGTGGGCTCGGCGATGGAGTACGCCAGCACCTTCTTGTTCCGCTGGCTCGGCTGGCTGTTGATCCGGCCGAGCATCGGGCGGATACGCAGCGCGGTGCCCGCGGCGCTCTTGCCCTCCACCCGGTGGCGGAGCCGGGCCACCAGCCCGGTGGTGCTGTGCTGGAAGTCGTCCAGCCGGATCGGCTCACCCTCCACGGCGGGCACCGTCTCGGTGAAGGCGTTGCCGTCCAGGCCGTTGTCCAGGACCACCGTTACCGTTTCGATGAACGGGTAGAGCTTGCCCTCGGGGTTCTTGCGCTCCCCGGCCTTCCGGGCGTAGATGGCCACCAGCCGGTTGTCCAGGTCCTCCATGCCGGGGAATGCGCTCTTGGCGTCGTCCCACTCGTCCTCGTCCCCGCCGGCCACCTGATTGGTCTGCGTCTGCTCCGTCACTGCGTCTCCTTCTGCGGCTGTTCTTCTGCTTGGTGGTGCGCGCCCCGGGACCGATTCGATCGGTCGCCCTCGCGGCTGCACGCCGGGGCCCCCTGCTCAGTTCTTGCTGTAGCCGCCCTGCCGCTTCCAGACGCCGGTCTGAGCGATCGCCTTGGCCTCGCTCTTGCTCGGCCTCGGAAGCTTCGCCGCGGCTGATGCCTTTTGTGCCCGGGTGGCGTCGCGCAGATCGTGCTTGTTAGTGCTCCAGGCCATGCTGTGGGTCTCCCGTCCCTGGTGGATGTGGTGCGGGGCGCGGTAAGGATTCCGCCAGTGGTGGCATCGTCCGGTCCGCCGCGCCCCGCCAGCAGGGCAGTCACCGCCGACACTGGCCCCTGTTACGGGGCGCCGGGCCTGCCGATCAACTGCAACCTGCTGAGGTAACTCTACCTCAGCTATAACAGAGGTGTCAACCCACCGGGCGGAGTGCTCCGCAGCGGCGGCCCACCGCCTGGCTCTTGCCCAGGGACCGCAGCTCCACGTTGCGGGCCGCGGTCTCGAGCACCGCCTTGCCGTAGTCCAGCGGGACCTCCAGGATCTCCACCGGCAGCAGGGGCTGGTCCGGTCCCGGGGTGTGCGGCATGTGCGCCACCAGCGCCACCGGGCGGCCCGCGTACTCCCCACCCGGGTGGCCCATCAGCGTGCCCACCTCGTTGGGCACCCATCCGCCCGTGGTGTCCAGCGGGCCCTCCCACCGCCAGGGGGCACTGTCGTATCCGTAGAGCTGGCCTGCGATCTCCTGGAAGGTCCAGAACGTGCGCTGGGTCTTCCAGTCCAGCGTGCCCACCTGGCCCGTGCGACGGCACAGCACCTTGGCGTCCGAGGTGCCCACCACCCCGCCGGCCAGCGGGTGCCAGACGCGGTACTCCGTGCGGATGATGTCCAGGTCGGCCCGGTCCAGCGCCTCCAGCGCGCTGTCCAGTTGCATCCGCATCCCGCGGGTGCCCACCCTGGCCCCGGTGGTGAGGTAGGTGTCCATCATCAGGTGCCGCGCAGTGCCGCGGCGCGCCCCGGCGCCCGCGCCGGCCGTTTCCCTGGCCAGCTCGGCGTGCGCCAGCGCGGTGGCCCGCTGGTCCTCGTCCGCCATGCTGTCCACGTTGGCGGCCAGCCACTCGTCCACCAGCAGGCCATCGTGGGCGCGCAGCCCCATCATGGTCTTCCAGATCAGCCAATCCTGGAGGCGCTTCTGGTCGGAGAATGCGCTGGCCAGGTTGGTCATCCGCATATACCCGCGCTGGCCCTTGGCCAGGGCGGTGCCGGGTGGGGGCGGGAAGTTGTACCGCCCCCACCCCTCGTTCAGCCCGTACAGGGTGGGGGCGGGCGCCTCGTCCCACAGGTCCTCGTCCGTCACTCCGACCCCACCCGACGAGCAGTGGCCCACGCCTCCACGATCCAATCCGGGGTCTCGTTCAGCACGGCCTCCAGGCCACGCTTGATGTCCTCGTCCGCCAGCGGATTCCAGCAGTCCGCCCCCTCGCGGAACGTGCGCACTTCGCCCTCGGACACCGCGATCCGGTCCTCGCTCACGCTGCTCCCGTCCTCTCCTTGATCCGGCCCACGGCGGGGTCCACCCGCCGCGACGCCAGCACCCTATCCATGCGGTCCGACAGTTTCCCGGCCTTGCCTCCGGCCTTGCTGGCCAGGATGTCCCCGTACTGCACGCCGAGCCGGTCGGCCATCGCGCGCATGTCCTCGCCCGGCACGGCTTTGCGCCACGCCCGGCCCTTGTCCGCCAGCAGGCGGCCCACGTCCCCGCCCAGCTCCAGCGCCAGGTCCTCGGCGGTGGCCATGGCCAGCTCGAGATCGGGGATGTCTCGAGCGTGGCGCCGCACCTTGCTGTGCAGGATGGAGAACGCCGACCACCCGTCACCCTCGCGCAGCAGGAACACGTAGTCCTGCCGCTTGCCGATCGGCAGGAACGGGTGGCCGCCGCTGGTGTACTGCCACACCTTGCTGGAGCGCTCGGTGAGGGGGTCGAACCGCACCAGCTCGGCCGGGCCGCGGTACTGCGCAGCCTCGGTGTCCAGCTCGGCGCCCAGGTCCCACTCGTCCTCCATGCGGGTGAGCGAGGTGCCGTCCTCGTCCGCCGGCAGGGGCCGGTCCGACAGGTCGGCCACCGAGCACAGGCTGGTGACGCCGTCGGACACGGTGATCAGCACGGCGTGCTGCTCGGCCCGCGGCGGGGCGTCCGGGCCGATCCACGGCCGGAGCCCGCGGCCCGCCATCTGTATGAACAGCGGGGCGCTGCGCGTCGGCCTGGCCACCACCACCGCCTTCACGCGAGGGCAGTCCCATCCCTCGGTGAGCACCATGCAGTTGGCCACCACCTGGGTGGTGCCGTTGGCCAGCCTGTCCAGCACCGCGTCCCGCTCGGTCTGCGGCATGGCCCCGGTGACCACCTCCGTCTTGATCCCGGCTGCGTTGAACGCCTCGGCGAACCGGTGGGAGCTGGCCACGTCCGGGCAGAAGATCACCCCGGACAGGTCGCTGGCCACCTCGTTGTACCGCTCGGCCACCAGCTCGGGGGCCAGGGTGGACGCGGCTAGGGCGGTGGCCACGGCCCGGTCGGAGTAGTCCCCATCGGCGCCCGGCGCGGTGTTCTGCCTTCCCAGGGAGAAGTCCGGGATGGTCACCCGGAAGGCGGCCACGTCCACGAGGTGGCCGCGCCGGATGGCCCAGGAGATCCCCCGGGAGAACACCAGGTCCTGCCACACGTGGCCGAGCGCCTGGCCGTCCCCACGGGCTGCGGTAGCTGTCACGCCGAGCACGGGGGTGGTTTCTGGGCAGGACCGATTCCAGTACATGACCCCGTCAGCGTGCCGCGCCCCTGTCCTGCACGGGAGGCAGCCAAAGGCACCGTAGTGCTCCAGGATCTCGCGGTACGTGGGGGCCACCGCGTGGTGCGCCTCGTCCACGATGACCAGGGTCACCCCGGTGATGCGGGCGCGGCGCTCCCGCCTGGCCAGCGTCTGCACGCTGGCTACGACGATGTCCGCGTCCACCTCGTCCTCGGCGGCCTTCACCACCCCCACCGTCCAGCGGCCGGGCACCACCGCGCGGATGGTGCGCACGGCCTGGCGCACCAGCTCATCGGTGTGCACCAGCGCCAGGACGCGGCCCAGGTCCCCCTCCAGGTGCCGGGCCGCCCGGGCGGCGAACGTCACCGTCTTGCCGAGCCCGGTAGCCATCTCGACCAGCAGGCGGGTGGCCGTGGGGTCGGCCGTACGGGCCTCGGCCTCGGCGGCCAGGGCCTGCTCCTGGTAGTCGCGCAGGATGGTCACGGCAGGTCCTCCAGTACGCCGATGATCAGCAGGGAGATCCCCACTGAGATGAGGAGCAGGGCGACGAACGTGCTCCACCAGGTGCTCCACCAGTCACGCAAGGCGCACCCCCAGGCCCTGCTCGCAGCACGTCCGGCACGCCGTACGCCACGGCGGCACCTCGGCGGAATAGCAGAAGGTGCAGGCGTCCGTGGCCGACCCGTGCATCAAGTAGAGGGCGCCGGGCAGGACCTGGCCCGCCGGCAGGATCGGCTGGCCGCCGACCCACAGTCCCTGTTCCACCATCAGCACCAGCGGAATGCGCCATCCGGGCACCATCCACGTGGCGGGCACGTACTCCCGGATCTCGGTGGGGTACGGGATCAGGGAGCTGGGCTCCACCCAGGCCACGCGAGCGGGCTCTGGGGCGTACTTGTACGGGCGGGCGGGCGCGTCCCGCCACAGGCCGTCCATCGGCCCGCCGACAAACAGGCGTCTCACCGCAGCCTCCTCATGGTGGGTGTGCCGACGTGCCAGCCCTTGCAGGCCGGGCACGGGTAGACGTTCAGGGACTCGGGGGCGGCCCCGAGCGCGATGCGGCGCTCCATGGCCTCCTGCGCGTAGGGGCGCTGGGTGTATCTGATCTTGCCCACGCACCCGCGCCGGGGGTTGAACCTCCCGCGGCCATAGCCGTTGGCGCCGCTGGCCATCACCCGCTCCCGAGGATGGTGATGATGGTGTCCACGGCCTGCCCGGTGACCCCGCGGCGCACCAGCACGGTCTCGTGGGCGGGCATGTTCTTCACTCCCACCCCCACGATGGTCACGGCCACCAGGCCGCCCTGGTGCGGGCGGGTGGCCCGCACCACGTACCACTTCCCGGTCTTGGCGGAGTGGATCTCGTCGGACTCCACCACCTGGTCCCACCGCAAGGGCGCCTCCTTCAGTTCCACGACACGACCCCGCGGCTGGGCCGGGTGATGCGGTGCTCCCCGGGGTGACCCGGGGCGCGGCCGCACAGGATCGTGGGGTCGGCCGGGTACGGCGCGCGGCAGAGGGCGGGAGCCTGGAGCACCGCGGTGTCCGGCTCGGTGCTGCTGTCCTGCCAGCGCAGGTAGCCACGGCCGTGCTCGGTGGCGTGATCGGCGGGCAGGGCGCAGCGCACGGTGGGCACCGCGCTCGGGTGGGTGCTGGTGCAGGTGCTGGCCGCGGATACCCGGATGATCTCGGTCTGCGCGTCCGCCGGCCGGGGGGTCTCCAGCTCGGCTTCCAGGCGCGCCCCGGTCTCGACCAGGAGCACGCCGAGCGCGCGAGCGTCGTTGCGGTTCATCCGCACCGTCACAGGGTCGACGTCCTGGACGTACCCCTGGGCGGAGGCTTGGATCATCCGGACGCCGATCACGCGGGCGGTGCCCGCGAGCTGGTGCTGGTCCATGGTCATGCCTTTCGGGGGGCAGGGTTGAGGATGTCGGCCGGGACCTCCACAAGGCCGTGGGTGGCGCCCACGTACAGGTCGGCGGCCCGCTCGTAGCACGGGAGGCACTGCACGCGGTACCGGTCCGCCTGGAAGCTGGTGGCCGCGGCGAGCATGTCCAGCGGGTACTCCCGCCGCACGCCCGTGCCCTCGCACAGGAAGGACAGGCGCGTCTCGCAGGGTCCCTCGGTAACGTGCAGGATCTCATCGGTCATACCCACACTATAGCAGACGAGCAGAGTTGACCGCAACGGCCGTACCTCTGCTATAGTAGACGCATGACGATCGAGCTGTTCCCCGAGCAGGAGGCCGCCCTTGGGCGGATCGCCGCCTGGCACGCCTCCGACCCCTTCGACCCGTTCCGCCTGTTCGGCCCCGCCGGTACCGGCAAGACCACCCTGGCCCGCGAGGTGGCCGCCCGGCTCGGAGGCTCCGTGTTGTTCGGCGCCTACACCGGCAAGGCCGCCAGCGTGCTGCGCTCCAAGGGCTGCCACCCTGCCAGCACGCTGCACTCCCTGATCTACCGCCCCACGGCCAACGACGAGGCCAAGGAGGCCCTGCGCCTCGCCCAGCAGGAGCTGGCCAACGAGATCGACCCCGAGCAGATCAAGCTCCTGGAGGAGCAGATCGGCAAGCTCGAGCAGCAGGCGCGCACCATCGGCTGGCAGATCAACCCCGAGAGCGAGCTGGCCTACGCCAGCCTGCTCATCCTGGACGAGGTGTCCATGGTCAATGCCAAGCTGGCCGCCGACCTCGAGAGCTTCGGCGTGCCGATCCTGGTGCTCGGCGACCCCGAGCAGCTCGAGCCCGTGGAGGGCGGCGGGTACTACACCGACGCGGAGCCGGACGTGCTGCTCACCGAGATCCACCGCCAGGCGCTGGACTCCCCCGTGCTCGAGCTGGCCACCCGGGTGCGCACCAGCACCAGCCGGGATTTCGGCCTCACCGCGGCCGACATGGAGCCCGCCAGCCTGGCCGCCGCCATGGAGGCGGACCAGGTGCTGGTGTGGTCGAACCGGAGGCGCTGGTCCCTGATCAACGCCATGCGGGCCCGGCTCGGCTTCCCCGCCGGCCAGGTGGTGCCCGGGGACCGGATCATGTGCCTCACCAACAACAAGGACCTGGCCGTGTTCAACGGCCAGCAGTTCATCGTGCACGGAGTCACCCCGGCCGCGCTCGGCCCCACCCTGGCCGTGGAGGACGAGGACGGGCGCCACCGCACCATCCCCGTGTTCGGCGACGGGTTCGCCGGGCAGGCCGAGCAGGACCTGGCCAAGCGGTCCGGCGCCGGGGTGAAGGGTGGCAGGATGCTGGCCACGTTCGCCAACGCCATCACGGTGCATAAGGCTCAGGGCTCCGAGTGGCAGCACGTGTACGTCGTGAACGAGGCGCCCGGGGTGGCGGCCATGACGGCCAAGCGCGAGGGCGCCGTGGCCGGGGTGACCGCCGGAAGGCGGTGGCTCTACACCGCCGCCACGAGGGCGTCCGAGAGGGTTACGATCACCCTCCCGCGGTAGGGAAGGGCCGCGGAAGATCCCTGAAAAGGCAGGAGCCCCGGCGTCCACCGGGGCTCCTGTGAGCTATCACTTACGACGATCGGAGGATACCCCAATGGGGGATTCCATGCACAGCCCGGACATTGCCCGCGCCCTGGAGATCGCGCACCACCTGGTGGATCTCGGGGTGCCTGTGTTCCCGGCCCCGCCCAACAGCAGCAAGCCCGGCGAGTTCCTGTATCCGGGCATGTGGCCGGAGTACCGCCCCAACCACAGTGCGGTGGACCGCTGGCAGCCCGGGTGGGCGCTGGCCATGGTCACCGGGGTGGTGTTCGACGTGCTCGACATCGACCCCCGCAACGGCGGGATGGACGGGCTGTCCGAGCTGCACCGGGCGCTCGGTGACCTCCCGGAGCTGTACGGGGAGGCGGAGACCCCGTCCGCCGGCCGACACCTGCTGATCGCCCGCACCCGTCTGGCCAAGGGCAAGCCCGCCCAGGGGATCGATCTCCAGGCTGGCGACGATCGCGGCCAGGGGAGGGGGTTCGTGTTCATCGCGCCCACCGTGCGGGTGAGCCGGTACGGGCCCCGTAAGGGTGAGCCGGTCATGTACCGGTGGACGCAGGAGCCCATCGGCGCGCCCGGCTCGGCGCCGGACCCCACCCTGGCCTCACTGGTGGACCTGATCGGCGCCGCGCGGCCTCTCCGGCGCGCCCCGGCCGCGGCCCGCCCGGTGGACGAGGAGGAGGACCCGTTCGACTCGGCGGGTTCGGTGTGGACCCCGGCGGAGGCGGCCAGGGTGATGGACCAGCAGGTGCTGGCCGTGGAGCAGGCCAGGGAGGGCGAGATCAACAGCACGCTCGGCGGGGCGGCCAGGGTGCTCGGCAGGTTCGTGGCCGGGGGCCACCTGTCCGAGGAGTCCGCCACCGAGCTGTTGCTGGGCGCCCTGGAGCGCGGCGGGGTCCACGACGACCGGTGGAACGTCGCCAACGGCAAGAGCTGGACGGCGGCCACGGTGATCGGGGCCGGGCTCGCCCGCGGCGCCGAGGAACCGTGGACTGTCATGCAGGAGGCCCCGGCCCGGCAGACGTACACCACACCCGCGGACTGCCCGGACTGCACGCATGAGCAGGCGTGCCAGCGGCACTACGCGGGCGCGCCCGTGAGCGCCCCGCCGGCCGCCACGGTGCCGGGGGTGTTCCCGCCGCTGGCCATCGGGTCGGCCGCGGAGATGGCCTACTGGTGCCAGAGCAACCTCGGGTCCGGCACCACCTCGGGATTCTTCCGCCGCGGCGGGACGATCGTGCACACCGCCAGGGTGGGGGAGATCGGCTACGTCCCGCCCGCGGACGACCGGGACGACAACGGCCCGGCGCAGGTGCTCCCGGTGACCGCGGGCACGCTGGCGGCCAAGGTGCAGTACGGGCACCGGTGCTACAAGATCGTCAAGGACAAGGAGAGCAAGGAGGAGCGGGAGGTGCCCGCCCTGTTCCCGCGGCAGGCCGCCGAGGTGGCCGTGAACGCCCCGGAGGCCCTGCCCATGCTCCGGCCGCTGCGCGGGATCACCCTCACCCCGATGGTGCGCGCGGACGGCACCATCCTCACCGCGCCGGGGTACGACGAGGCCAGCGGGTTCCTGTACCTGCCGGACCGTGGCGTGCGCGCCCTGGCCGTCCCGGAGGACCCCACCGCCGGGGACGTGCAGGCGGCCCTCGGCCTGCTGGACGAGATGCTGGCGGGCTTCCCGTGGGTGGACAAGCAGGACCGGGCCAACTACCTCGGCCTGTTGCTGACCCCGCTCCTGCGCGAGGTGGCGCCGCCCACCTACAAGCTGTTCGGGATCACCGCTCACCAGCCCGGCTCCGGCAAGACCCTGCTGGCGGACATCGTGCGGCTGGTGCACGGCGGGGTGCTGCGCTCCGAGATGCCGGACGAGGAGGCCGAGGTGCGCAAGATGACCACCACCACTCTGGCCACCACCAGCGCCCCGGTGATCCACGTGGACAACGTGACGGGGATCCTGCGCTCCAGCGCCCTGGCCGGTCTGCTGACGGCCAGGGGCGAGGTGTCGGAGCGGGAGCTGGGCACCAGCCGCAACCTGACGTTCACCAACGACCGGACGTGGGTGGTGACCGGCAACAACATGGCGCTGGGCGGAGACCTGGTGCGCCGGACCATCACCATCATGATCGACCCGAACGTGGCCACCCCGGAGGCCAGGGAGTTCGCCATCCGCGACCTTCCCGCGTGGGTGGAGGCGCACCGCAGCGAGATCCTGCGGGCGCTGCTGGTGCTCATCCGCTCCTGGTGGACCGCGGGGGCCGCGCCGGCCGACCGCGCGCAGAGCGACTCGTTCGCCCGCTGGGAGGCCGTGGTGGACGGCATCCTGCGCGCGGCCGGGGTGGAGGGGTTCGACCAGGCGAGCGGCGCCCGGGCTGCGCGGGGCGGGGACGACGACGGGCTGCTGGCCGTGCTGGAGCACGCCTTCAGGGTGATGGGCGAGAACACGTGGACCGCGGCGGAGCTGATCGACCACGTGCCCGCGGGCGAGTTCGTGGGCGAGTCACGGGAGTGGCTGCCCGCCTCCGTCCTGGACAAGCTGGCCCGCTCGGAGGCCGGGGGGCGCAAGTCGTTCGGGCGGTGGCTGCTGAACCGGATCGGCCGCTGGGTGCGCTCCGAGGACGGGGGCGCTTACGTGCTCCGGGAGGCGGGCAAGCACAAGCACTCCAAGGTGGCCCTGTGGAGGGTGGAGCGCAAGAGCTGATCTAGATCACCACCGGATCACCACCATGACGCCTGCGGGGTATACCCCGCAGGCGTTTCTAAACCCCGCAAGTGTTTGCCCAGGTCAGAGGCCACATTGCGGGGTTTGCGGGGTTTGGGGTCACACCTCCGCGCGGGCGACCATTTCCTATTAAATAGGTGGGGTATATACACTCCTGTGTCGGTCTCTACAGCTAAACCCCGCAAACCCCGCAGTATGGCCCCTGACCTGGGAGAACGCTTGCGGGGTTTAGGAATGGGCTACCGCCGCCCTGCACCTGGCCGGAGGAGAAAGAGCGGTGGTATCCGGGATTGGGGGGTGGTATCGTGGTGGCATGACTCCACGATCCGCTCCCGCCCCCTTCATCGGTGGCCCGATGGACGGGAAGACCTACCATCCCGTGTCGAAATGGCCCATGTATCTGACGGACGCCGGGCAGACCATGCCCACCGCGGCCGGGGATCGGCTGTTTACAACGCTCTCGTTCGCCCGCCCCTTGAGGGCGGATGCCAAGTTCCGTACGGGGTACGTCCGGCGCTGGCGTTCCGGCGTCCGCGTGTACGTGCACAGCTCGGTGGACCAGGCATGACCATCACCGATGACTGCATGATCATGCGCGCCGGCAGCCACGCCCGCGCCCAGGCGGCCCTGCGCCCCTCGCAGCGCCTCCAGCACGGCGTGACGGAGCTGGCCGTGGCCCGGCTGCTCCACGGGCTCGAGAGCGGCCACCGGGTGGTCCGCACGGCCACCGGGCAGTACCGGGCTCACACCGGCCCCCTGCGCGGTCTGGCGAACCTCACCACCGTGGTGCAGGAGGCCATCCGTACCGGCTTGGTGCACTACTCCGGCCCCGTGGGCGGCCCCGGCACGCTCACGGCAGCCCGGGTGCACCTGCGCGCTCTGCGGTACCCGGACGGGGCCACGTGCGGTGAGGTGGCCGTTGCCGGACCGTTCCGGCTGCGCCTGGTGGACGATCCGCTGTACGTGGACTGCCTCTCCTGCCTCCGCACGGAGCGTGACACCCACCTATAGCACTGCTATAGTAGAGGTATGATGACCGACACCGCCCCGGACCTCACTCCGGGCTACCCGAGCAAGGGACCGCGGCTCGGCCCCGCCTGGCAGAAGGCGTGGGCCGTGCTCCGGTCGAACACCGACACCGACACCTGGACGGACGGCCGGGAGCTGGCCGAGACCGTTGCACGCGAGACCGGCCTGTCCGTGAACACGCTGGTGGCCCTGCTCACTCGCATGGCCTCCGCCGGCAAGCTGGACCGGACGCACCGCACTGTGAAGGGCTCGCGCGGCACGCGGAGGCGCACCCACTACATGATCAAGGGTTGAGCGATGTCGGATGCCACCGCTCGGCCATGGACTCCTCCGGAGGGGATGACCAAGGAGGCGGCCCAGGACTGGCGTGCGTTCTACGCCAAGATCCGCCGCCTCTACGGCATCACCCCGGAGCAGTACCGCGCCCTCTACCTCGCCCAGCTCGGACGGTGCTTCGTGTGCCGCACGGCCAAGGGCATTCACCCGGACGACCCCAAGAGCCGCGGCGGGCGCCGCCTCGGCGTAGACCACAACCACCTGATCGGCAGCGGCCGCCCGGACGCGGTGCGCGCCCTGCTCTGCACGGGCGGGGACCGCACCTGTAACCGGATCATCGGCTGGCTGGACGCAGCCGCCCTCGGCCGTGCCCGCCAGGTGCTCACTCTCGGCCCGGCCCAGGAGGTGCTGGCCCGCCCCGGCCTCACCGATGCCGAGCTGACCGGTTTCCTGGTGCCGGACTGGACGGTGCAGCCATGAGGTACCCCACCGTTTCCGGGAGCGAGGAGTCCCACCTCGCCCAGGTGGAGGCCATCCGCAACCCGCCGGCCACCGCCGAGGAGTACCCGGCGCCCACCGTCACCAGCCGGGACGGCCAGCCGATCCCCGAGCTGGGCCCGGTCACCCGCGTGCTGAAGACCGCCACCGAGCACGGCTGGCTGGCCGAGACCCAGTACGCGGAGGGCCGGTACCCGCACGCCACTACCGGACGGCCGTCCACCACGGTGAAGCGGTCCGTGGCCGTGAAGCTGCGCCGCGGGGACCGGTACGCCGTGGGGGTGATCGCCTCCCCGGTGGCCAAGGCCGACTGGTCATGGATCTCGGTATGGGCGCTCACCCCGGAGGGCATGAAGAAGCTCGGCGGCATCACCGAGCTGGAGGCGTTCCTGAAGGAGGGGCCGTGAGCTGCTGGCGGTGCGGCGGGGAGGACATGGTGGACATCACCACCCTCGGGGACCTTCCCGGCTCCCGGTACATCTGCCAGTCCTGCGGTGCCAGTCAGGCGCGGATGGCTGCGCGCTCGGCCCCGTTCATGGCGCCCTGGCCGTACGGTCCGGCCCTGCCCACCCCGGAGGAGCTGCTGGCCGCCGGCCAGGCGGTGATGGACCGCATCGCCCGCATCATGACCGATGCGGGCGCAACCCAGGAGAGGTGACCATGCCGGGCAAGAGAATGCGGTCCATCGCCAAGGGCCGCCGGGACGTGTACGAGGCGCTGCGCCGCGGAGGGCACACCAAGAAGTCCGCGGCCAAGATCGCCAACGCTGGGAAGACCAAGAGCGGGCGCAGCAAGATGGCCAAGAAGGCGGCCCGCACGCGTAAGCGGAAGCGCTGATAGCCTGGCCGCAAGGTGGCATCCGACCCCGCCCCACAGCACAGCCCCGGTAGAGACCTTCCCGTCCCCTCCCGGGGCTGTGCCATGCTCAGGGGCATGGTGGCGCAGGGGGGTAGACCCGATCTCCATTCCGACTGGGCGGAGCGCGGGATCCGCGCCCGGTTTGTGGCCCGCCACCGGGAGGAGGTGGGTGACTGGTGCCCAGGGTGGCAGACGGCACCCCATCCCAGTACCGACCTCACTGCCGATCACCCACTCGCAGTGGGTGCGGGTGGGGCAGCAACAGGGCAGCCCTATCAGGTGCTGTGCAGGGGATGCAATGCGCGCAAGGGCAGAGGGAACAGGGCTACGTCTGTGCAGGTTCCTAGTATTCGATCAAGACAGTGGTCATGATGAGGATGTGCTGGCGCCCCACCCCGGGGGGTGGGGTCCGGATCGTGGATCATGGGCCATCTCGAC